CAACGTCTGGACAGCGACGGTAGACCTGTGGCTGCGGACCGAGGACTGGCGGGCGTGCGCGGTGCCGCCACTGGGCTGGGTGGGCCTGCGTAGCGAAGAGTGCTGGGGTGGGCTGGATCTAAGCACCAAGCTAGATTTGACCTGCGCAGCTTATGCGTTCCCCCGGTGGATAGGCGACGTCCTCCACTGGGAGTTGCTAGCGCAGCACTACATGCCCGAGGAGCGCGTGGAGCTAGGCACGCAAGAAGACCGCGCACCCTATCAGCAATGGATAGACGACGGCTGGGTAACCGCAACCCCTGGCACGGTCATTGACTACGAGTTCATCCAGCGGGATATACGCCAGATGGCAGACATGTACACCCTGAAGGAATTAGCGTACGACCCGTATAACGCGCTCGGGTTGGCCAACACCCTGGAGGAGACCTGGGGGTTGCCCATGGTGCTGCACCGCCAGGGCTTCGCTAGCATGAGCGAGCCGTGCAAGGATTTCGAAGCGCAGGTTGTCAGCCACCGCATCATCCATTCCGACAACCCAGTGCTGCTGTGGCAGCAGAACAACGTCGTAGTAGTGGAGGACGCTTCGGGCAACTACAAGCCAGACAAGAAGGCGAGCCGCAAGCGCATCGATGGCATAGTGGCTAGCATCATGGCAGTGGGGCGCGGGTACCTTGCGGTGCACGAGCCGGACAGCATATACGAACAGCAGGGTATCCACACCATAGGAGGATGACCATGGCAAAGCCTGACATCAGGGATGTGCACATCTACGGCGGACTGGCCCTGGCAGCGTGGGGCGCCTACGTGCAGTTCGGCGCTGGTGCTTGTATGTTGCTGGTTGGTGCAGCCTTTTGGTATGTAGGCGTCCACCGCATGCGCACGCGATAGGAATCCACCACATGGGAATCTTCAGCAACCTGGAAGGGAACTGGCCGCCCCATGTCCATGACGACTTCTGGTATGGCCCCATCGGCTGGCAAGGGGCAGACAGTGGGATGCAGGTGACGCCGGAAACGGCAGTCACCTATTCTGCTATATGGGCTGCGATAAACATTGTCGCGGGCACCCTGGGCAGCCTACCCGCCATCATGTACAGGCGTCGCGGTGGAGGCAGGGGTCGCGACAGGGCAGACGACCACCCCCTCTATCCGCTGATGCGCTGGCAGCCCAACCCGTGGCAGACCGCCATGGAGTTCTTTGAAATGGGCCAGACCCACGTCATGCTGCGCGGCAACGCTGTCACATGGGTGCAGCGTACAGGCACCAACGTGACCGCGCTCATACCGTGGGATCCCGACATGGTGCGCATGGAGTTCATCAACGGGAACCTGTTCTACAAGCTGGACAAGACCATGGGCGGGCACCACCTAGTGCCCATGGAGGATATCTGGCATGTGCGTGGCCCGCACGCGCGGGGCCTTTGGGGCATCAGTCCCATAGCAGCGCACGCGCAGGCTATCGGCCTCGGCATGGCCGCCGAAGCCTATGGCGCCAGGTTCTTCCGTAACAACGCGTCGCCCACAGTGGTGTTGGAGCACCCGTCAACCTTGAGCGCCACCGCGCGCAAGAACATCACCGATAGCTGGGTCACTGCGCAGGGTGGCCGCAATCAGCACAGCGTGGCCCTGCTGGAAGAGGGCTTGGCTATCAAGAAGCTGGGGGTCACGCCCGAGGAGGCGCAGTTCCTAGCCACCCGCGCGTTCAGCATCACCGACGTGGCGCGCATATACAACGTGCCCGTCCACTTGCTCAAGGAGTTGACGAACAGCCACTTCAACAACGTGGAGCAGCAGAACCTTGAGTTGGTGCGTGACACCGTGCGCCCGGTGGCCACACGCTGGGAGCAGCAGGCTACCCGCACCTTCTGGCCTATGGGCGCAGGCGGCATATTCATGGAGTTCCTGATTGACGCCCTACTGCGCGGCGACGTAAAGACACGGCAGGAAGCGCAGGAAATACGCTGGCGCAGCGGCGCGCTGACGCTGAACGAGTGGCGGGCCAACGAGGGCGACAACCCCTACGACGGCGAGATGGCTGAGGTGGGCGACGCTGCATGGGTGCCCGCCAACATGATGCCAGCCACGCTGGCCCTGGACCCGCCCGAGCCGGAGCCCATACCGATAGCTGGCGACGATGACGACGACGACGAGGAAGGGGAGGAAGACGCTCGGTACCTGGAGCACCGTGGGGCGGCCGAGGTGGCCACGCTCAACAAGGGGCAGAAGCGCAGCCTAGCCACGCGCGTGCGCCTGCGGGGCACGTTCCACAAGCTGCTGCGGCGCACAGCCCAGCACGTAGTGGACCGCGAGGTGAAGTCCATGGGCCGCGCCTTAACTGCGCGCGCTGGTGACCGTGAGGCGTTCCTCGTGCGCGTGGCCAGCTACTACGAGGGGTTCGAGGCGCAGGCGCGCAACCTATACCGCCCGACGATTGAAGCATACGCTGAGCAGTCCTACGCCACGGCCAGCCGCGAAGTAGGTGGTGATGGCGACATGGCTGAGGACGACCAGGCCATGGTCGGCCAGTATGCCGCCACGCTGGCCCTGCGCCACGTTAGCAGCAGCCGTGGCCAGCTTGAGGCGTTAGCCCAGGAAGAGGAATGGGAGGCTGCGGTAACGGAGCGGCTGGAAAACTGGCAGGCCACCCGCGCGAAGAAAGTTGCGGATAGGGAGCAGGTGCAGACGGCCGAGTTCTTCACGCTGCTGGCATACGCAGCCCTGTCGGTCACGAAGATTCGCTGGGTTACGTTCGGTCCTAACTGTCCGCTGTGTAACCGCCTGAGCGGCAAGGTGGTGGGCACCCAGGAAGCATTCGTGGCACAGGGTGAGGAGTTGGTGGGCGACGAAACCACGCGGATAACCCCGCGCCGCATTGTGCGGCATGCGCCGCTGCACAAGGGGTGCAACTGCGCGATAACTGCTGAGGAGCAAGGATGATGACCGAAGACAAGTGGCTTGGTGGCGTGGAGGTGCGCGCGTACCCTGTGGAGGACCTGATCGTTGAGGAGCGCGCAGGTGTGCCTATGCTGCGGGGCCTGGCCGTACCGTACAACAAAACGAGCGAGGACCTGGGCGGCTTCAGGGAGGTCATTGCCCAGGACGCCGCGCGCGCTGACGTGGAGAGTGGCAAGCCTATCGCCATGCTGTGGCAGCACGACCCCAGCCACCCCATCAGCAAGACGACCGCGCGCGTGAGCCCGCTGCAGTTGGAGAACACTTCCGACGGTGTGCGCTTTTTACAAGAAGCGCGCAGCCTAACTGCCGAACAGCGTATGCGCATTGAGGACGGTGTGGTGGACACCATGTCGTTCGGGTTCCGCGTGTCGAAGGCTGCGCACGAGAAGTGGGAGGAGCTGACGGGTGGCCGTTTCCTGCGCACGGTGCTGCGCATGTCGCTGCTGGAGATCAGCCCCGTGACCTTCGCAGCCTACAGGCAGACCAAGGTGGCCGTGCGCTGCGCTGCGCATCACGGCATCACGTTGCCAGGGGCACCCGAAGACATGGTCACCGACCCGGCAGCGGAGTTCCTGCGCTCGCAGGAGCGGCGTCTTGAGTTGGCATTGCTGGGCGGGGCGCTGTAGCTTATGCGCAATCAAGGGCAGCAGGGGGGCAGCGGAAAGGCTGCGCACAGACGGGCCATCCACCTTCCAAGCTGCAGTGGACCTTTACGAGCCCCCATAGGGAGGCAACAGAAATGACCCCATTGCAGAAGCTACGCAAGCGGATGGAGGAAGCAGAGGAGCGCGCACGCGCCCTGCTGCGCACCGCCGCCGAAGACGCACAGCGCGCCTTTACGGAGGCGGAGCAAACGGAGTACGACGAAGCGATTGGTGAAGTGCGCACCCTACGCGCATCGATCACCAACCTGGAGGCAGCCAGGGACCTCGGGATTACCGGGGCGGCCCCCACGCCACCCACGCCAAGCGACGAGGACCTGACCGACGAGCAACGCGCAGCGGTGCTGGCTGCGCAGGGCGGCGCGGAACTGGTGACCGACGTGCCGGACGCGGTGGTGCTGGACGAAGCGGAGCGCGGGTTCCCCGACTTCTCCCAGTTCCTGGAGGCCGTCACCCGCGCGTGCACACCTGGCACGCCAGCCGATCAAGTGGATCGGCGCCTGTTCGCGCTCAACGCCAACGGCGGACACTTCGGCGACGAGGTGCTTACGCGCCGCGCTGCCATGCCCGCCGAGTTGCGTGCCCCCACGGGGCAGAGCACGGGCGTGCCGTCGGACGGTGGGTTCCTGGTCCAGAAGGACCACAACGACCAACTCGTCAAGAAGGCTTTTGACGACAGTGTGGTGTTGTCCCGCGTCACGAACCAGCCCATCAGCGGCAACGCCAATGGGTACAAGCAGGAGTTCATCGACGAGGACAGCCGCGTGGACGGCAGTCGTCACGGCGGATTGCTTGCGTACTGGCAAGGTGAGGCTGACGCCTACACCGCCAGCAAGGCGAAGACCTATCCGTTCGAGGTCAACGTCCACAAGCTGACCGGCCTGGTGTACCTGACCGACGAAAGCATGCAGGACGCAGGTGCGCTTTCGGCGGCTATCCTGCGGGACATGCCCGCAGAGCTTCGCTGGAAGGCCGAGTCGGCCATCTGGGAAGGCAACGGTGTGGGTATGCCGTTGGGCGTGCAGGGGCACGCTGCGCAGGTGGAGATCGCCAAGGAGGGCTCGCAAGCTGCGGACACCGTGGTTGCGGGCAACGTCTACAAGTCGTGGGCGCGCATGTTCAACCTCCTCGGCGCCGCATGGTACATCAACCAGGATGTGTGGCCGCAGTTGTTCAGCCTGGCCGACGCCAACGGCAACAGCATCTATCTGCCCGGTGGCGTGATTGCCGGGGCGCCGTTCGGCACATTGCTGGGCCGCCCGATCTTCCCGTGGGAGCATGCGGAAACGGTCGGCGACGCCGGTGACTTCAACTTCATCGACTGGTCGCAGTATATGTTCGTCACCAAGGGCGGCATCCGTGGCGACAGCAGCATTCACGTTCGGTTCCTCAACGGCGAGCAGGTTCTGCGCTTCACGTGGCGGGCAGGTGGCCAGCCCATGTGGCGCAAAGCCCTCACGCCTGCCAAGGGCTCGAGCACACAGTCACCCTTCCTCCGCATCGCCGTCCGCACCTAATCAGCAACGACGGCAGCAAAGGAGCAAATCATGGCAGCACATGGATTCCCGATCGCGGAAGGTGGGCACGTCGTCAACGCCATGGCCCCGATCGACATTACCGGGGGCGTGTTCAGCGACGTGTGGAGCATGGCGCATTACGACCACTGCACCATCATCGTGGCGATCGGGGTAAGCGCAGCAGCGTTTACCAAGATCATCGTCAACGCCTGTGACGACTTCACTCCGTCGACACGGGTGCCCATCGCGTATGGGCTGTACGGCGAGGAAACCGCAGCGGGCGACACGCTCGGTGCGCGGGAAGAAGTTGCGGCCACAGGCAAGACGCCAGCCGCAGCCGACGGTATCTTCTACGTCATTGAGATCGACGCAGACCAGTTGCCGGACGGCAGTCCCAACCTGGAAGTCAGCCTGACCAACGGCGCGAACAGCGTCATTGCGTCGGTGCTGGCCATCCTTTCCGGGTCTCGCTACGGCGATCGTACCGCGACCGCCATCGCGTAGGCGGGTAGCTTGCGCAAGTTCACCTGGAGGGGGTTGGGCCACGCGCCTGGCCCCCTCCTTGTTTCTTCTGCAGCATAGGAGCAATCATGCTGGTATGTATCACACAGGGCAGCGAAGCAGGCATGGTCAAGGACCTGGACGCGTTCGGTGGCCGCCACGCTGTGGCTACTGGGTTCGCGCGCTTGGCGACCAAGGACGAAGCCAAGGCGCACGACAAGGCTGCCAAGGCGCACGTCAAGGCCGAGAAGGCCACGGAGGCTGCTGCGGCCAAGGCGGCCAAGGGCAAGGGCAAGAAGGAGACTCGCGAGCTTGAAGGCGAGAGCAGCTAACCTGCGGAGGGTGGTATGTGGTCAACGAGTGATGATCTGGGCATAGGCTGGTCGCTGGGCCTGGTCACGGAAGCGGCAGCGGTGGTGCTGGACCGCGAAGAGGCCAAGCGTCATATCCGCGTATTGCACACGGACGACGACACGTACTTGGACGCACTGCTGCCAGCAGTGGAGGACCAAGTGCAGCGTGAGCTAGGCCGCGCGCTGGTGGACCAGACTTGGGATCTGAAGTTTGACTTCGGGTTCCCTGCTGCGCGTATTGTGCAGATGCCGCTGCCGCCCCTTAGCAGCGTGACCAGCATTACGTACACAGACCAGGACGGCGCCCCGCAGACCTTCGCAGCCAGCAAGTACCATGTGCGCACCAACGGCGAGGGGCACGGCCAGGTGGCGTTGAACGAGAACGAGGTGTGGCCCGAGGTGGACAACATCATGGATGCTGCGGTGTTCAAGTTCGTGGCGGGCTACGGCGCCAACCCGAACACGGTGCCGCAGGGTATACGCGCCTGCATGTGGCTGCTGGCCGCGCACTACTACGAAAACCGCGAGCCGGTGGTTACGGGCACAATCGCCACCAAGATACCGTTCAGCTACGAGCGCCTCATGTACACGTACAAGAACGTGATCTTCTAATGCCCGTGTCCTCCAGGGCGGGCGCGTACCGCTACAAGGCCAGCGTGGAGCGCGACACGCCCACCCAGGACACTGATGGCCATGAGACGCCCGCATGGGCCGAGGTGGCCACGGCCTGGTGCAGCATAGAGCCAGCCGAGGGGCGCGAGTTCCTTGCGGGGGCCGCCCTGGTGGGCCGCCAGCCCGTGGACATAGGGATGCGCTACGACTCACGCTTTGCGGCTATGGCGCCGGACAAGTGGCGCATCGTATACGCAGGTGTCACGTACGACATCGTGAGCGTGGTGAACGTAGGCGGGCGCAACATCAAGTTCGCCATCCTGGCAGCCACCGGCACGGCAATGGCCAATGAGTAGCATCACGCTGGACGCCGACACGAAAGCGGTCGCTGCCGCCCTCAACCGCATACCCGCCAAGCTGCGCGGGGCAGCCTTACGCAAGGCGGTGCTGGCTGGTGGCGAGGAGATTGCCGTGGCCGCGCGCGTGAACGCGCCATACCGCAAGGGCAAGCTGCGCCGCGCAATCAAGGCGCGGATATTCAGCGCGAAGAGCGGCTTCGCTGTGGCCAACGTGTCGTGGAGGTCAGGCAAGGCCAGCCGCACGAAAGCGTTCTATGGCCTGTTCAGCGAAGTGGGCACGAAGGAGCGCACGCGCAAGAGTGGCGGGCGTACTGGGAGCGTGGACGCGAAGCCCTTTCTTGTGCCAGCGTTCGACCGCCGCAAGGACATAGCAAAGGAAGTGGCGCGTAAGGCGCTGGCCGATGAACTGCAGAGGCTGCCGAAGCCCCGGAAGAAGAGGAAAGCCAAGTGAGTATGGAAGACCTCGTGTACGCGCGGCTGGCTGCAGACGCTCCGTTCGGCGCTTTGGCTGCGGACAGGTATTATGCTGTGGAGAAGCCAGCCAACGCCACAGCCCCGCACGCAGTGGGCGAGGTGCTCAGCGAAGTGAGGCCGCAAGCTATGGGCAGCGCACCCGGCAACGTGCAAGCACGGCTGCAAGTGGCTAGCTTTGCGGACAGGCCCGCTGGTGCCCGCGCCTTAGCTGCAGCGGTGCGCACGTCGCTGCATAGGTGGCGGGACGCTGGCAGCACGCCTGTCATTGAGGATGTGTTTCTGGAAAACGCTCGTGAGTTTTGGGACCAGGCTGCCGGGCTGTTCGTGAAGGAGCAGGACTACCTAGTGTTCTACAGGGAGTAGGGCGATGGCACAGTACGTACAGACCAACAGCGGGCTCCTAGTGGCTGGCCTAGACCTGTCCGCTGACGCCGATGTGGGGTTCAACGCTGTAGGGCTAACCCTGGGCTCGGAGGCTGTGCAGGCTAACCGCTACGTGAACTCAGGCGCGAACGCTGCGCAGGTGACCCCTGGGCTGAAGACTGCCCAGGTAGAGGCCGAAGGATATCCAGGCTCCGCCCTTGACGGGTTCGCTGTCACCATATGCCCAGAAGGCAGAGCCGACGGCGACCCCGCGTATTTCATGCGGGCCACGCAGGGCCAGTACCAGCCGATGGGCAGCGGCGAACTGGGGGATATGCTGCGGTGGAAGCTGAGCGCCAGCGTGCGCGCCATCATGGAGGGCGCCCCTGACCAGTGGCCAGGTGCGGCCATCAAGGGCACGGTGGCCATGGACGTCCTGGCTGCGGGCACGGGCGCGCAGGCGGGGCAGCAGCTTGGGGCCTTATCCGCCACGCAGCGGCTATGGGTAGCGGTGCACCTGTTTGACGCTGCCGGTGCAGTGGGCTTCGACATCGAGAGCGACGACAACGGTGGGTTCACTACAGCCACCCAACGCATAGACGTGCCCGATATAACCGTGAGCGGTTCGTGGGCGGGCACGGTGCTGGGCGCCATCACGGATGACTACTGGCGCGTGAACATCATAAGTGGCAGCGGCGTAGACGCGCTGATTGCTTTCGGGATTCTGTAACCGCGCAAGGTATGCGCACTTCTTAGGAGAACAGTACAATGGCCGCATTCGTATTCACCGACGCGTACTACCTGCTGGTAGCGGTGGACCTGTCCAATGACCTGCAGTCGGTGGCTATTGACATCGGCTCGGAACTGCAGGACAACACCGTGATGGGTTTCGCTGCTCGCAGCAACATTCCTGGCCTGCTAACAGGGGGCGCGCAGGTGACGTTCCTGCAGGACTTTGCTGCCAGCGACGTGGACGCAACCATCTTCCCGCTGGTGGGCACTACCTTCCTCAACGAGTTCCGCCCCACCAGCGCAGCACGGGGCGCCACGAACCCAGCTTACACGCTGACCGCGTGCATCCCCGATGGTGGGTATCGCCCGCTAGGGGGCAGCGTGGGCGACATGGCAACCGCCACCCTGAACCTGATGAACGCGGCAACCGCTGGGTTCCAGCGCCTGACCGTATAAGCTGCGCGGTGTCGTGCGTAAAAAGCTGCGTCGCTGGGGGCGCAGCAGGGGGTGGCCATGGTGTGGCTGCGCTGGCCCCCCTCGCACGGCACCGTGTCTCGTACCCAGACCCCAGCATCATAGGAGCAGCTAAATGAGTGACACGGACACCGGCACACTACTGTCGGCTGGCGCCATCCTGGCGCAAACGGAACTCGTGCGCGAGCGCGTGGAGTGCCCCGAGTGGGGCGGTCACGTGTACATGCGCGCCCTGACGGGCGACGAGCGCGACGACTGGGAGGCCAGCATCCTGGCCGAGCCCGACAAGAAAGGAAACCGAAAGGTCATCATGAAGGGGGCGCGCGCCAGGTTGTGTGCGCTAGCCACTTGCGACGCAGGCGGGGCGCCGCTGTACACGATGCAGGATGCCCCGCAGCTTGGCCGCCTGAACGCGCAGGCGTTGGCCCGGTGCTTTGACGTGGGGACACGCCTTAGCGGGCTGACTGAAGACGACATGGAAGAACTCATGGGAAACTTAGGGGACACCCCAGCGCCCGAAGCTGGCTCCGAATAGCAGAGGCGGTGGGGGCACCAGTATGGTGGTGCAAGCGCAATATACCTGCCAACGAGTTCGCAATGTGGCAGGCGGAGTTTCGGTTGCGTAACGAAGAGCAGGCGCAGGCTAACATGGCCGCAGGGGTGGGCGGCGCACTGTAGGGGGTACCGTGGCAACACTCGCAAGGCTAGACATCGTCATCACCGCCAGCACTGGGCAGCTAATGCCAGGGCTGAAGGGAGCGACGAATGGCCTACAGGGTGTGGAGCGGCAGGCTACGCGCACCAAGCGCACCCTCGGTGGGTTAGGCGCAGCGTTCAAGGCGGTCTTCGCTGCTGCCATAATCCGGCAGATAGCCCGCGCGTCTGTGGCAATCTTCAACCTGGGCGCCAGCGTGGAGGAGACCCAGAGCAAGTTCAGCACCGTATTCGCCAAGAGTGCTGACGATGTGCAGCAGTTCCTTGACGTGTTCGCCAACAAGGCGGGCCTCACCAACAGGGAGGCACAGAACCTACTCGCCACCACGGGAGCCATCGCGCAGGGTATGGGCTTCGCAGTGGAGGCGTCAGCAGCTTATGCAAAAGAAGTGGCCGTGCTGGCTGCCGACATTACCAGCTTCAACGATGTGGCTGGCGGTACGGCTGTGGTCATTGAGGCCATCAACGCTGCTGCTGCGGGCGAGCGCGAGCGCCTGAAGCAGTGGGGCATTCAGATCCTGGACGTGGACGTAAAGACGCGCGCCCTGATGGACACGGGCAAGACTGCCGCCAGCGAGTTAACTGCGCAGGAAAAGGTGGCGGCCACGCTGGCGGTTATCTACGACCGCGTGGGTGTGGCCGTGGGCGACCTTGACCGCACTCAACTGTCCGCAGCTAACACCGCGCGGCGGGTATCTAGCAGGCTCCGCGAGATAGGGGAAACGGCGTCGTCGGCAGTGCTGCCCATATTCGGGCAACTGCTGGGGGCCTTGGACGACAACGCCAGCGCGTTTGATGCGGTGACCGAAGCCATTGGCGTGGTGGGCCGCGCCATCAACGTAGGCATTGCGTGGGTGCAGCTATTCGGCGTTACGCTGGCTGTTATGGCAGCGAAGTCCGAGGTGGTGTGGGCCAAGGTAAAGGACGCCGCATCTAAGGCGCTGCTGGGATCCGGGGTCGCCGGTATCCTCCTGCGGTTTGAGGAGTTCATGCAGGGGTTGTCGCCAACGGTGCAGGCCATACTCGGGCTCAACCCCATAGTAGCCAGCGCCCGTGGCTTGGCCAGCCTGGTTGAAAGCGACACGGGCCTGGCCGTGACGATAGCCGAAGGCAACTTCCTGCGCATGCAGCGCAGCGCCGAGGAGTCTGCGGAGGGTATCCTGAAAGCCCTGAACGCAGCCTTGACGCAGTCTGGCGTAGTGGTACCGGACAGGCCCGCGCGCGAAGGCGCGGACCAGGCTGCCAAGGACGCAGCCAGGCTGGCTGCAATTCTCGGCAAGGTGCAGTCCGGCCTACGTGAGATCGCTGCCATGGAGGGCATAGACGCACCGTTCGACCTGGCCAGGGAGCGCATCAAGCTCATAGAAGGTGCGGTGCGCAGCTTGGCTGCTGCTGGGCTCACCAACACCGTGGAGTTCGTGGCGTTCCGCGAAGAGTTGGAGCGGCTGCGCATAGGCATAGTGATTATCGAAGGTATTGAGGAAGCGGCTGAAGGGCTTGAGGGCACGGTAAAGAACACGACCGAAACCGTTAGCAAGCTAGAGGCTGCGGCCACCAGCTTTGCCGACAACTTTGCAGACCGCATGGCGGATTCGCTGCGCGAGGGCGCGTCCGCATGGAAAGGGTTCGCGGACTCGGTCATCGTGGAGCTGAACAGGATAGCAGTTAAGCTGGCCATCATCAACATCGTCAGGTCGCTTGCCCCTGAGAACGACACCCTGCTCAGCATCGTAGGCGCCAACCCCAAGGGCAGGGCCACGGGTGGCCTGCTAACCCCCCTCAAGCCAGTGAAGGTGCACAGGGACGAGGTCATTGTACCTTTGGTGCCCAGCATGGCTATACCTGCCAGCGTGGCTGCGCGTGGCGGTGGCGGGGGTGGTGGCCCACAGGTCAGCATCCACATACCGCTGAGCATCCAAGCCCTAGACGGCCCCGGTGCCAGGCAGGCAGGTGAACAGCTACGCCCGCTGATCGCAGAAACCGTTGTAGACGCGATGCGCAACTCAGGCGCATTCCGCCGGACACTAGGTAGATAAATGGCCACTTTCCCGCGCACCATATTGCCGAACCAAGTCAAGCCCGTCAAGGTGCCTGGCGGCCTGGTGTCTATCGGTACCACGGGTGGCGTGCAGCTAAGGGGCAACGTGCGCGCGGGGCGTACCTGGGAGGAGCGGTGGTGGGCGCTGCAGGCTGGCGAAGTTGACGAGGAAGTGCTGCAGGCATTTGTGGAAGAGCACTACAATACCCCCGCCACCTTTGACATCGTGCACAGGTTGCTGCCAGGCTGCGGGAAGGCGCCCAACGGCGCAGGCGGCGGCACCCCCTTGGTGGCGGGCGCGTCTGAGGCGGGCAACAGCATTGCGACCGACGGGTGGCCCTTCACCACTACGGTCATGCGGCGAGGCGACTGCTTCAAGATAGCTGGCCTCAACCAACTGTTCCGCAACATAAACGCGGATGTCGTGAGCGACGGAGCCGGGCTGGCCACCGTGAACCTGAACCCACCCATACTGGTGGGCAGCAGCCCAGCCAACGACGCAGCCCTGACGCTCGTGGACAACACCATGCGCGCCATCATCATTGACTACGACATGCCGTCCGCCGACGCTGCTGAGTTCCTCTCGCTAACGGTGCGCTTCAGGGAGGCACCGTAATGTCCCGCACCTTAACCGGCGCCATGCAGACTGCGCTCGAGGCTGCGGAAGGCTACGCGGATGTGTGGCTGCTGGAGTTGAACAGCAGCGGGGGCACGCTGCGCTACTGCGACAAGACGCAGGATATAACGCATGGCGGGCAGACGTGGGTGGGTATAGGCGGCGTCATGTCTTTCTCGCCGCCGCCCGAAACTACGGACCTGTCAGCGCAGGCTATGCGCCTAGCCCTGTCGGGCGTGGACACGGGCGTGATCGCAGTGGTGCTGGGCGACAACATGCGGGGGCGCACTGCGACCGTGCACTGGGGCCAGCTTGACCTTGCCACGGGGGCGGTGGTGGTTGACCCCCTTGAAGTGTTCACTGGCCTGCTGAATGATCAGTGGCGCATAACCCACGAGCAGCGTGACGACGGGCCAGGCACAGCCACGGTATCCACCACGGTTGTGTCCAGGCTGTCGCGTGCGCTGCACCCCCGCCAGGTGCGCACCAACGTCACATCGCACGACGCCATGCTGGACCGCGCTGGCCTAACGCTGGGCGACAAGCTGTTTGAGTTCGTGCCGCTCCTGGCTAATAAGGTGCTCATCTGGGGCGGGCATAAGGTGACGATGGTAGGCCCCGACCAGGGCGGCGGCGACCCAACCCGCGACGGGGACGACATCGTATGGTGATGACCCGCGTGCACGGCTGGGAGGCTGCGCTGGTGCGCTTTGCTAGCGCGCAGGTTGGCCGCGCTTTTGAGTACGGTCTGACCGACTGTGCCAGCCTGGCCTTCCGTGGCTTGGGGGTCATATACAAGGTGCCCCCTGTGCCCGCCATGCTGTACCACACGTCATGGCAGGCCCGTGGCGCCTTCAAGGCCCTGGAGGGTGGTGTGCCCCCATGGCTGGCCCTGCACGGTGCCGTGGAGTTGACACGCTACTACGTGCAAGCGGGTGACGTGCTGGTGTTGCCCAGCGACACCGACGGGTTCCCCTCACTCGGCATAGCGGCGTCGGTCAGCAAGGTGCTGCTATCGTCCAAGGAGCGAGGCCCGTATATGCTGCGCACCGAGAACCTGCCTGACGGCGCTACCGTGTGGAGGTTCGCCTAAAATGGCTGACAGCGGTTTCGGGCGCTTTGTGGGCTCGGTGGCGGGCGTGGTGGGCCTTGCCATGGGCGGCTGGGTAGGGGCTGGCATATTCCTGGCAGGGGCCGCGCTGCAGTACGCATTCCGCAGACGCCCAGGCGCACCAAGTGAAGTGCCCAACAGGCAACGCAACGTCAATGCGCAGGTTAGCGGCAGCGACGCCAGCCTGCCTGTGGTGTATGGCGAAACGGTCATTGGGGCCAAGGTGCTGGATATCCGCAACAGCCCCACTGACCCCAACGTCCTGGTCATGGTGGTGGCGTTCAATTTGGCGGGTGAGGACGGCGGCGGCTGCGGCCCGATCGGCTCCATCTACTTCAATGACACCTTGGCCATCCAGGTCCCGGTGTACGAGAGCGAGCCCGTTACGGGGTCCAGCATCCAGCCTCCATGGCGGCCTGCAGGTGGGGGTACCTTCGGTGTAGACCAGTGGCTGAAGTATGGCCTGCACAGCGGCGCTGACAGCCAGGTGGTGGACTCGGAACTGGACAGCGTGTTCACTGCGTACGACAGCACGCACGAGGGCATGGGCGTCCAGTACCTAGTGCTCTGGATGTATCTGAACGACGAAGCCTGGCCAGGCGGGGTGCCCAAGGTCACGGCCCTGGCGCGCGGCGTCCAGGTACACGACCCACGCCCCGTGGCTGACACCACCTGGCAGAACGGGCAGAACCCCATCCTGGCGGCGCGTGACTTCATGCGCTCCACGCGGTATGGTATGGGTATCCCCGACGCCAACATCCTGGCGTCATCGGTGACGACCGAAGCCAACTACTGCGAAGAGACCCCAGCGGTGCCGGGTGGCACCCAGCAAAGGTTCACACTGAATGGGTTCATCGACCCCGCGCTTGGGCAGCAAGCGAACCTGGACCGCATCTTATCCACATGCAGAGGCAGGGTAGTGGACGAGGGGGGCGTGTACCGCTTCGTCATCCACCGCGTACAAGCTGCGGAGACGTTTGAGCTAAACGAAACCAACATCCTGGGCTTCTCGGAGTTCTGGCGTGCGGGTGCGCGCGAGGCCCCCAATGTCATGGCGGCCACCTATGTGGACGCGGACGGCGACTATCAGACAGACGAGGTGCAGTTCCCGGCGCCAGGGGTTGCCAACGGGTTCCTGACCGCAGACAACGGGCAACTGAACGAGGCGCAGATAGACCTGCCCCTGTGCACCGACAGGTATCAGGCCGAGCAAACCGCGCAGACGCTGCTGAAGGAAACCAGGGCCGATGCAGGTTGCCTGCTGATCGCCACGCGCGAAGCCCTGAAGCTGGCTCACGGCGACGTGGTAAAGGTTACGCACAGCACGCCTGGCTGGACCGCGAAGGAGTTCTGGGTCGAAGCCATTGGCGTGACGCCTGACAGCGGCGAGATCCAAGTGCTGCTGCGTGAGTACGATGCCACAGCATACACGCTGGACAGCCTGGCGACGAAGGACGCGCCGCCAGGTACCGACCACCCCAGCCCCCTGCCACCCAACGTCACCATCCTGGGCGAAGATGCACGCAGCACCGGCAACGAGGGTGGTGGCAGCAGCGGTGCGCAAGGCTGGGAGCGTGAGCTATCGCTGCTGATCGGCGCATCGTGCCGCAGCATACACGTAGTCTACAGCTTCATCCGCCCACACACGGCTGCGGACCAGCCGCCGCCGAGCACTACTGTCGACCGCGAGTACGACAAAGATGTAACCCCAGGCACCGACGTGCTCGTGCATGTGCTGGAGGATGGCTTGGGCGCGGCGCAGACATTCCTTGCACAAGACGACGCGGGCACCACCATATTCGACGGCAGCTTCTTCGTTACCGTGACGCCCTATGACGACACGGGTGGTGAAGCTGGCAGCGGCGCGGCTGGGCAGATTAGGTCAACCCTCACCCGCAGCCTCTTCGACTACGACAACGTCGGCGCGCGGGTTATAGACAGCACCGGGCAGGCGTTCGCCGTCCGCGACCTCAACCTGGCCAGCAGCCTAACCGCGACCCAAGCTGCCAGCGGCGCCGTGACGCTAGCCGCCCCGGCAGCAGGCAGTACCCTGGGCGGGCTCACTGACGTAACGATATCGGCCGTAGGTACGGGCGAGATACTGGCGAAGTCGGCAGGCGATTGGATCAACCGCACGTTGGCCGAGGCTGGCATATCCGCAGTAGGGCACGCGCACTCGGCGGCCGACATCACCAGTGGTGTGCTGGTGGTGGCACAGGGCGGCACAGGCGTGGCCTCGCCGACTGTGGGTAACCTGCTGGTCGGGGCAGGGGCTAGTGCCATGACGCAGCTAGCCTTCAGCACTGCTGGTGGCTTTGTGCGCAGCAGCGGCAGCGCGTGGGTACGCAGCACCATCCAGGACAGCGACATAGCAGCAAGCGCCGTGACCCAGCACGAGGCTGCGCTTACGGTGCTGGAGAGCCAGATCACGGACGGCAGCCTATTAGCTAGGCTGGCAGCAGCGGAGACGGTTACCGCGCAGTGGAAGTTCAACGCTCGGCTACAACTGCAACACGAGACCGGCGACCCCACTGGCACCGCTGGCTATCACACCCTATGGGGCGAAGCTGGCCCCACCATGAAGTTCCGGGACGGCACGGGCACCGTCAGCACCATCGCCGTGCTGGGGCACGTACACACAGCTGGCGACATCACGAGCGGGATACTAGACGAGGCTTTCGGCGGCACAGGCGTATCTAACCCGACTGCAGGTAACCTGCTAGTGGGTGCGGGGGCCTCTGCCATGACGCCCCTAGCTCCAGGCGCGGACGGTGCGTTCGTCAAGTCCGCCTCCGGCGCATGGATCAGGGCTTCTATTACGGCTGGCGACCTGCCGAGCCACACGCACAGCGCCACCCAGATAACCGCTAGCACGTTCTCGGGTTCGTTCACGTTCGCCGACACGCTCGCGCTGGACAGCGCGTCCCTCAACTTTACCAACACAGCCACGAACGACAACTTCCTGGACTGGGGCGGCAGCGGCATCAGTGTGCTGCGCAAGACCACCGACCAGGGCGGGCTCGGCATCGGCGCCGACTCGTCCATCATGATATCCGCAGGTGATACGCTGGTTGCGAATCTGGCGGGCGCGGGAATCGTGGCTGCTACCTCAGCCGAGAACCTGTACATGGTCGCGGACGCGGCGGTCATTATCGCGTCCAACACGCAGACCAACTGGGCGTCACGGAATGAGTGGGTGTTCACGGCGGCGGGCGTCACCCAACTACCCGCCGCATTGACGGCACTGTACGGTGGCACGGGCCGCGCCTCGCTCACCTCCGGCGCTGCGCTGCTAGGCAACGGTACCGGCGCGGTGCAGATGATCGCCGCCGCCACGACCGGCAACTACTTACGCGCAAGCGGCACTGCGTGGGCGTCGTCCAATCTGCTCGTTGGCGACCTCGTGGGTCAGGTGTCTGTCGCCAACGGCGGCACGGCGGCGAGCACCCTGACGGCCAACGCGGTCTTGATCGGCAACGGGGCGAGCCTACAGTTCGCTGCGCTCGGCAGTCTCAATCAGGTGCTGGCGGTCAACGGGGGAGGCCAGTGGGCTGCGGCTAGCATCACCGCAGCTTATGTGGGGTCTGGCACATTCAAGACTGGCGAGTTCGTGTTTCCGGGGACTGTCCGTATCGGCGACGGCACCGAAACAGTCCCAGCCTTACAGGTGGGTGAACAGTCTGCCGGTGCTGGATACGGAATGTACCGGGTAAGCACGGAGGTCATAGGCTTCGCGGTCAGGGGCGCGAAGAAAATGCAGCTTGAGTGGCTTGCCAGCACCACGGGGCGAGTGTCTGTGCATGCTGGGCAGTTCTACATCGCGGAAGACGCGACAGAAAGCGCGACCACCATCACGTGGGACCGCTCGAACGTGAAGTGGATAACGAATGCCGGTAGCCGCACCATGAACGTCAACGCTGCTGCCATGCAGGCTGGCGGCAGTTATACGCTTAAGGTGCGTGACGTGGCCAGTGCGGCGGCTGAGTGGACGACGTGGACAGGCGTGACCCACTGGGTGAACAACCAGATCCCGCAGTTCCCGCAGGTTATCGGCGACCTGACGATCGTGCAGTTCGTGGAGATTGAAGGCGACATCATCGGCTCGTGGTTCCAGGCGATAGCCGTCTGATGGTTTATCCGCCAATCATGTATCCGAAGCGGGTGCCCATAACGGAAACCCTGTACGTCAACGCCGACCGCACCGACGGTATATACATCAAGGTTGATGACCCGCTGGGTACGCCTACGCTTGGCAATAACACCAACCTATTCCAAAACGTAGACGACGGCGTCACACCAGACACCGAGGGCATCACCACTGAAAGCGGTGGCGGTGGCAGGTTCACTGCTATATGCGGCAGCCCACAGGATGACCAGAATTTCGTGCTGGACTTCCCCGACTTTACGGGCACGCCGTCGGGGGCGGAGTCGTTTATACTGGAGGTGCGTGCGCGCGTGAAGGACACCTTTGCCGACACGTCACCCCCTACTGGCAACGTAGACATAGAGCTGCACCAGGGCAGCGGTGGTGCCATAGCCAGCGACTTGGCTGTATCCTTGTCCACGTCAATGGCAACTAAGCAGCTAGTGCTGACCACGTCGGAGAAGAACGACCTGCTAACCGACACCACCGACATGCGCGTGCGCATAGTGGGGCGGGCCTGTGTGGCCGACGGTGGCGACGAGGCAGACATTGAAGTGACCATGATACGCTTAGTAGTGACAGCACCCTAACCCGAGGAGCAGCATATGAGCACCGCAGGCTGGATCATAACAGTGGTGTCCCTGGCAGTGACGTTTGCGGGCATTGGTTTCTTGCTCAGCAGGCGCCGCAGCCGCAGGCAGGCAGCACCGCAGCGCACGCGCAGTGGCGGCAGTCGCCGCGACCGCGAGCAGTAGGCAACCACAACCCCAGCAAGGAGCAGCAGCCATGAAGACGATCACAGTAACCCGAGCCGACTACAACGATCTGGTCTACCCAGTGGTGGCGGTGTGCACGCACGATGACGTGGCGTCGCTACGTATTGCGGATAAGATACTGACCAAGCTCGAAGAGGCGGGTAAGCCCGACCCAGTGCCAGCAAGGAAGGAGGTGTGCAAGGCGTGCGGCGCCCCACCCCTGCAGGCTGCCCCACCCCTGTACAAGATGGAGGGCATATCCGCCGAGTTCGAACTGGAGGATGCCGAGGCAACCTTCCTGCACGAAAAGCTGACAGAGCTTACCAAGACCATCACGGGCAACCGCATGCGCACGGTGCTGCCTGTTATCGCGGCATTGGAGGCCAGCGCGTAGCTTGCGCAGTACCACCAGCACCCGCAGCTTAGTACGTCGCAGCGGATGGCGTTGGCCACCGCGTGATTCCCAAGGACGCCGCGAACCGGGCATGGTGCGGCGCCCCCTAACTAAAGAGGAAACCCATGGCCATCGCACTATCGGATTTCATGAAAGAGAGCTTCCTGGACCACGCCTTCAACTCGCTGGCTGGGATCAACTTCGACTCTGGGGCGCTGGATATCCGCACGGGCGCTGCGCCTGGCCCCAACGCTGCTGTGGGTGGCACGCTGCTGGCGCAGATCACGCTGCCAGCGGACGCGTTCGCGGCTGCCGCCAGCCCCAGCATTGCCAAGGCGGGCACCTGGGAGGACACGAGCGCGAATGCTGCGGGCACGGCGGCGCACTTCCGGATGAAGCAGTCCGGCGACGCTGACGGCGCCACGGGCAGCACGGACGAGCGCATCGAAGGCACGGTGGGCCAGGGGTCGGGCGACCTGGACCTGGACAACACCACCATCGCCGTCGGGCAGCAGGTCACCATCAACACCTGGACGTTCAGCATCTAAGCTGCGCGTCGCCAATCCCCCAGCATTGGAGACGGACCATGGCCGAAGGCAGGGAAGTACGGATACGCAGGCTAAACGCAGAGAACAGTTCGCAGGTCGCGAAGATGACGGCCTTCGCGGTGGCTGGTACCACCAAGGAACTAGACCAACTGCTTGAGGCCTTTACGCGCACAGGGTATGGCGGCGAAAGCCTGGTCACCCTGGCGTACCTGGAGGCCACGTCGCGCATGCGTGCGCTTACGCAAGGCGAGGAGGAGATGCGTGCGCGCATTGCAGCCGCCAAGGAGGAGGGCGCAAAGCTGCCGCCCATTGGTGGGGGCTTCGATAACTTTCGCGAGGCCATGCGGGACGCGACGTCGTTTGAGCCACCCAAGAAGTGGACTCCCGACCAAGACGGCGGATAAGGTGCCCGTCGCGGCACCCCCCGCGCTGCAGCTTGAGCCCCTGTTCGTGCACGTACCGCGCGCGGGCGGGGGCACGCTGCGTCAAGCCCTTGGGCTGGCAGCGCCCCTAACTACCGGGCACAGGCCCTACCATGCTGGCCGGGACGGCGACAACCGACTTGTCATAGGCATGGCGCGCAACCCATGGGACAGGGCTATAAGCCTGTACGAGCACCACAGGCGAGCCCACCGGGCCAGCAGCTTTGCCGACTGGGTGGCAGGCCCCATGCAGGCGGTGCCCATTGCAGCACCCTGTGCGCACTTTCTGCAGGGCGCGCACTACGTGGGCCGCTTCGAGCGGCTGCTGGAGCATGCCCACGTCATCGCCTACCTGTTCGGCGTGGAGTGCCCCAAGGCGCTGCCGCATGTGCACTATCAGGAGCGCCTACCCTGCGACCACTACTACACGCCAGAGCTTCGCAACCGGGTGGGCAGCTTCTATGCTGCTGACGTGGAAAGGTACGGGTACACGTATGCCGGTTGAGACGTGGACGCAAACCGAGTTCGATCGGTTCTATCGCACCAGGATCACAGACCCGGCGCACCCTCAGCGCGGTGTGTGGTTTCACTACTCACGCATAGGTCTCGGGCGCGGGTTCGGCGACTTCCGCACCGACGAGTTGGAGTTGTTCAAGTGGCGTTGGGCTCGCCTCACGCGCCTCCACGGGATTGCGCGGGGTGACCGGGTGCTTGTCGTTGGGTGCGCGTTCGGGTTCCTGATAGAAGCAGCTAAGGCGGCGGGCTTCCAGAATGTCTACGGAATCGACAGTTCGGCGTGGATTGCGTCTATGATGCCGACTGAGGCCGACCCTGAATCCGTAGTGGTGGCCCGTGACTTTCGCCACGCCCGTGCACCCGACGAGCTTATTTCTGCAACTGGCTCACGCAACTTTGCGTGGGTGGTGACGGAGGATGTTGTTTCGTGCTACGACGACGTTGATGTGGTTGCTATGGCCCCGGTGCTCGAGGGATTCCTGGACAGCCGCGACGTGTCCCGAGTAGTTCACATGACGACAATCGGCGAGCCTGGCAGCGGTGACCCTGACATCAACTGGAAGGCGACGATTGACGAGTGGGCGGCTTTGCTGCCTGCGCATTCGTGGATGACCCCGCAGGGGGCGGTGCCAGCATGACCATTAAAGTTGATGCCCTAGTCCTCGCTGGCACGTCATCCCAGACGGGTCCGTTAGCGGGTGGGCAGGCCGACAACGGCTCCTTCTACATCGCCATCCGACAAATCTCGGGCGGCCATGAAATTGAGATTCACAAGGCATCCACGGTTGGAGGCACTTACGCGCTGGAGGAGACGTGGGCGGTGCCTGGCGGCAGTGGCGCAGCCATCGCAAACGCCATCCTTGTGGGCAACACTATTCACTGTTTCTATGCCGAGTCCCTTGGCACCGGAATGACCGCCACAAGGGAGATTTTCCACCGGGAATATGACTGCTCCACGGATGCGTGGGATGCAGCAGCCACCCTCATAACGACCATAGACCGCGACACTTCTGACCCCTCCCGGTCCGGCGCGTTCGGTTGGGACGATATCAACAGCACGTTATACGCGGTCCTGTATAGCGACACCGCCAACGTCATGGGCCAGCCCCAGATCCGGTTCGACCTCTGGACCTGGACGTCAGGTGGTGGCTGGGTGAACGAAGGCAACGCAGACGGCGCCCCGGACACAAGCGTGCAAGGGCTCCAGGGGGCGTGGAGCCCCGCTGGCCAGCGGTTCCATCTGTTCTGTCCAATCACCAACGCTACCGCCCGCCACTTTTCATGGAACACCATACAGACCCGAGACAACTTAGTAACCCTGACGCTCACCAACACAGGCGCGCAACACCCAAAGCTGAGTGCGTTTGAGATTGCCCCCGCGATCCCCATAGAAGGGGGGGCGTCAGCGGAGATAGCCGCGATCTACGGGTACGGCTCATTCTCGCGGGAGCACATCTGGGTCCGTTGCATATCGGAGGCAAGCCCAACGCTGCAAGAAGACAGCATGAACGCTGACTTCAACGACGACGACGTGAGCCCTATTATTATGGGTTGGTGGAATGAGGCCGATGATGAGCTAAACGTCATCGCGGTGGACGCTATCGCGGCCACTCAGCAATGGAAGCGCGCTACGTCCACCGACCAGGGCGACACCTGGACCGCCGCACCTTGGACCGACGTAGGCGCCATAACCGACGACTACGATCAGGTCACCACGATGCTCCGCAACTTTGCAGACCTGGACCACTCCAGGGATGTGAGCGGCTCCACTCGCATTGAGTGGGCGTATAAGGACGGCGACCACGACATTAGGGTTATCTCGTTTGAGATAGCAGGTGGCGGCCCTGCAGCCGTTGCAGAACTTATCATGGCACCAATTCAACCAGCAGCATAGGAGCAACTGATGGCACGTTTCACCGTAGCAGACCGCTGTGCGATAGGCAGCACCATACTGCCGATCATAAGCCTGTACGCCCCCGCTGCCAGCGGTGGCCGCATAAGGGAGATAGGCGTCTTCAATACCACTGCGGTAGCGGTGGAGTTGGCCGTGAAGCGGTTCACCGCAACGGGCACCCAAGGCGCGGCGCTGACCGAGAACGAGTACGACCCTGATGGCCCGCCACCCCTGATGACAGGGTTCGCCACGCATACGGTGACCCCCACCATCGTATCGGGCGATGGGCTGCGGGTTGGCGTATTGGGTGCGGCCATTGGCGCTGGCATCATCTGGACCTTCGGCGATTCCGGCCTGGTGATCCAGCCTGGCACCGGCAACGGCGTCGGCATCTTAGTCGCCAACGGTACGGGCCAGATCTGCCAAGCCTACATCGAGTGGGACGAGTAGAGGCCTAGCGCATGAGCGTTCGGTACCCGTCGCCCAGGCAGGCTGGCCACCCACGCCAGCCAGCTAACCCGCACGCACGCCCGCGTGTGCTGGGGCCACTGGCCCTGCCTGCCATTGGCGGCACCAGCACCACCACACTGTTCGTCATGACAGTGGTGGCCACGGGCACCGTGCAGGTGCAAGGTGCGTCGGCGGCTACCCTGTTCGTTGTCACGCTGGTCAGCACGGGTGGCGTGCAAGTACAAGGCACTAGCGCCACCACGTTGTTCGTTGTCACGCTGTCGTCTACGGGCACAGTGATTGCCCCTCCCATAACTGGTGCTGGTGCGGCTACGCTGTTCGTCGTTACCTTGGCAGCCACCGGGTCAGTCCAGGTACAGGGTGACAGCGCGACCACGCTGTGGGCCATGACCCTGGTGGCCACCGGGGCTGCGCAGATACAAGGCACGTCTGCGGGTACGCTGTTCGTTGTCACCCTGGTGGCCACCGGCAGCGTGCAGGTACAGGGCACCAGCGCGACGACCCTGTTCACGATGACGCTCGCAGCCCAGGCACCGGGCGGCCACTACACCGGCGACCTTGCGGCTACGCTGTTCACCATGACGTTGGCTGCTACTGGCAGCGTCCAAGTGCAGGGCGAGCTGATACAGGCCGACCTCGTCGTTGACGGCGATATGGATGTGCCGAGTAGTTGGGACGCGGGCACTGGCTGGACCATCGCGGGCGGGGTTGCGACGTTCGACGCCGCGAACGGGACGGGATTGGAACCTGCGGTGCTGCTCACCATCGTTCGTGGGCGGACGTACCGCTGCACATTTGATGTGACGGCGTGGGTCCAGGGAAATGTATTCGTCAACTTGAACGACAACGGCGAGCTTGTCACAATCACGGGAACAGGCTTCTACTCCGTCGATGCCGAGGCGGGCACCACGAACGACGACTTTTTCGCGATGCAGGCTGGTGACAACGACGACTACTCGATCGACAACGTCACGCTCCAGGCCCTAGACGCAACGCTGTTCACGATGACCCTAGCAGCCACCGGCACGGTGGTGGCAGCCACGGTCACCGGCGACGGTGCGGGTACGCTGTTCGTGGTGACGCTTGCCAGCACCGGCAGCGTGCAGGTGCAGGGTGCGGGCGCAGCTACCCTGCTGGCCGTGACGCTAGCCAGTAGCGGTGCCGTGCAGGTGCAAGGCACCAGTGCCACCACGCTATTCACGATGACCCTAGCTGCCACCGGCACCACCACGCAGCGCATAGGCCACGGTGCGGCCACCCTCTTCACGATGACCCTAGCCAGCACGGGTGCGGTCCAGGTACAGGGCACCAGCGCAACGACACTGTTCGTGATGACGCTGGCCTCCACGGGTGAGGTGGGCAACCAGATAACCGGCGACGGTGCAGCTACCGTGCTGGTGGTCACGCTGGCCGCGACTGGTAGCGTGCAGGTGCAAGGGACCGCAGCGAATACGCTGTTCACCATGACGCTCGTCGGTACAGGTAGTGTGCAGGCCCAGGCCACCAGCGCGACCACCCTCTTCGTGGTCGCCCTAACGGCTGCGGGTACGGTGCAGGTGCAAGGTACGTCGGCCACCACGTTGTTCGTGATGACGCTGGCCGCGCAGGCGCCTGGCGGGCATTACACTGGCGACCTTGCTGCCACCCTGTTCACGATGACTGTGGCAGCCACGGGTAGCGTGGACGTGCAGGGCGACAGCGCCACAACCATCTTCGTGATGACGCTGGCCAGTGACGGCAGCGTAGGCACCGTCAGCACAGGCGACCTGGCTGTAACGCTATTCGTGATGACGCTAGCAGCCACCGGGTCGGTGGATGTGCAGGCCACCGCAGCGAACACGCTATTCGTGGTGACCTTGGTTGCCACTGCTGCCGCCCAGGTGCAAGGCACGTCAGCGACTACCCTGTTCGTGATGACCCTAGCCAGTAGCGGCTCGGTCACCAGCGATGACATAATCGGCACCAGCGCGACCACCATATTCGCCATGACCTTGGCGGCCACGGGTGCAGTGCAGGTACAGGGCGCGTCTGCCGCTACGCTGCTGACAATGACCCTGTCAGCTACCGGGGCGGTGCAGGTACAGGGTACGGCCAGCAATACGCTGTTCGTGATGACACTGTCCGCTACGGGCATGCACTTGGTCGGCGACCTGGCGGCCACCCTGTTCGCGGTAACCCTGGCAGCTACGGGCCAGGTCGTCGTCGGCGGCACCGCAAGCAACACGCTGTTCGCACCCACCCTGATAGCTACGGGGTCGGTGGATGTGAGCGGCAACGCTTCGCCGACCATACTGGCCATGACCCTGGCTGCCACGGGGGCGGTGGCCATTGCAGGGCAGGCCGTGGCAGCTATACTGCTGGTGCTCACGCTGGTCAGTAGCGGCATCGTGTTTGACCCAGCCATCCAGTTCCAGCGTGACGACTTCACGTTCGTGGTGGCTGCGCAGGACGCCATGACGCTGGAGGTGGTCACTGACGATGCGGCTACGCTGCAGGTGGAAGTGCAAGACCCGATGAACCTAGAGATGTGGGAGGCATAACGTGGGCGTCGACACAATCCACAGGATAGGCGCAACCCCCGACCTGCGCTTCATATGGGTGCAGGAAGATGGGGTCACTGCCCTTGACCTAACGGGCCTCACGCTGGTGGTCAACGCCATCCGGCCTGACGGCACCAACGCAGGGCCGTGGACGCCCATCGTGGTGGGTGACCCCACCGCAGGGGTGGCCGACTACACGGTGCTGACAGCCGACTGGAACATGGCTGGCTCCTGGCACCTGCAGGGCAAGGCCACCGGGGGCGGGCGCACATGGTACAGCGATGAGCACCACCGCGAAGTCCGTGGAGTGTTGGCCACCTAATGCTGCGCGACGTGATGGGCCTCACTGTAGGGGGTGGCGCTGCGGCATATGTTGCGGTCGCGGCTGCCGAGGCTGTGCTGGCGCAGACGGTGCTAGGCCCCGACTTGCTAGCCGACAGCGGGTTCATATGGAACCTTGGGCTGCTGGGTGCGGCGGCACTGCTGGTGTTCAAGTCTGGTCGCGCCTTTGAAGCACACGCCAAGCTGGACAGCGCATTGGTTGCGCGTGTGCTGGCGCTTGAGGACAAGGCGCACAGGCACGACCTGATGATGAACGAGCTACAGGTTGTCACGGGTACGCACCGCACACAGATGCCCCCCAGGGCAGACGCAGGATAGGAGCAACGCAATGAGGACTGGAGAGGACACCAACGAATACGCGCTTGAACGCGCGCGCAAGGCCAAGCTGAAGCTGGGCGGCGGCATAGCGTTCGGCGCAGCGGGGGCCATCACCATGCTGGTGGGCCTGATGTGGCACGACCATGCCGTAATGGTCGGCGGGTTCCTTGCGGGCGCGGTGGCCACGGGCATCATTCCGTTCGCGGAGGCGCGTAAGCTGTGGCCGTGGGGCGGCAAGGGCGACAGCACAGAGCCACCCGAAGGGGAGGGCTGAGAATGGAGCCGCTGTGGCACCTGCACCGCGACGATTTCCACGTGGATAAGAACACCGTGCGCGGCTTTATGCCGTACCTGGGTGACGCGCAACTGGTGGTCCAGACGGTTGAAAACCTGGGCCGCAGGATAGCCGCTGGTGACTACGAGTGCGTCCGCGACTACTGGCACGGGGGCTCCATGCCGACCTGGGAAATCATTTGGCCCCACGATGAAGATGGGGATGGCATGCCGGATCGTGACCGGTTGCTGTTCCACCCAGCGAACACCGTGCGCAACGTGGGCGGCGAGCTTACGCTGCTCGGGTGTATAGCCCCTGGCACTGCACGGGTAGACAACTTCTGGGAGGCAGGCGGCAAGAGCCCCCACCCGCTTGCGGCTATGCTGCCGGGCGTGTCGGCATCACGGGCGGCGTTCGCCAATTTCGAGGCAACCACTGGCAAGGACACTGAGCGGTTCGTGCTACGCATAACCGAGGGCATCACAGGCCCCGCAATATAGGAGCACCCATCATGAAGCTTTCCGAATACCTGGCGCTGCTGCAAGGCAAGATCATCAGCAACCTGCTGGCACGCACTGGCCTGGAGCAGAAGGTGGTTACTTTCTGCGCTGACTATGGCGAGTTCTGGCTGGACCAGCAGATGGCTGCCCTGGCGGCGGCGCGACTGGAGGCCGAGACCGATGCCTGACCCAACTGACCCGCAGCCTAACTGCCAACTCTGTGGGCTGCCGATGCCCAAGGGTGAGGAGATGTTCAACTACCATGGGCACAGTGGCCCGTGCCCCGTGCCACCTGACACCATCGTTGACAACACCAAGGTCAGCTATCGCGCCCTCGCCCTGCTGGTGCTGGGCGCAGTGGTGGTGACTGCGGGTATGGTGCTGCTGCGGAACCTGATGTGATCAACGCACGGTACGGCCCTGTCCTGTACGCGCTGGTGGGTGTGGTGCTGGTGGCTACCGCAGCCAGCGCGTTGCAGCGATACGCCCGTGCTGAGGGTGAAGTGGCCGTGCTGGAGGAGCAGCGCGATGACCTGCTGGCTGCCGCGCTTACGCTGCACGCTGAACGGGACGCACTGCGTGAGGTGGGTGACAGCATAGGGCTGGTGACTGACAGCCTGAACCTGCTGCTGCTGGCTGCCGTGGTGGTGGACGTGGCCGAGGGCGACAGCGTGCGCATCGTGATCGTGAACCGCATACCCCCAGAGTTCCGCCTGGACGTGGAGGCCCTGGACGACAGGCGCCTGGCCACTATAGCACGGCTGCAGCAGGTGCACGTGAATGACAGCACTACGGTCAGCAACCTACGCGCACAGCTATTCGCCGAGCGCCTTGGCGCCGACGAGATACACGCCAACGACAGCACGCAGATTGTCAACCTGGAGAAGCAGGTGGCAGCCTTCCGTCTCGTAGCGCAGGTGAGTTGGGTGAACCGCAGCGTAGGCGCGCTCAAGTGGGTGGGCGCTGGCGTGGCGCTGTGTGCCGCCCTGTGCCCTAGTGAATAGCTGCGCATACCCTGCGCAGATGCGACGCCCCAGTGGCAGCGGATTGGCTGCGCATCAATATTAGTACGACGCCGTAACTCGTTGTCGCTGTAGGTGTTAGGCGGGTCCCTCGCGCGTACCTTTGTTTTGGCCTTGCGCGCTGCCCTTGCAATAGTGCGGCGCCCCATACCATACTGAGGCCGTTGCACAGCGGGACCGCCAGCCAGGGATGCTGGACCACCGGAACCCCGCGCCTGGCCAGCCAAGGCAAATCGGCTGGGGGGCCGCCAGCGGGCCTCCAAGGGTGACACCGCCCAACCGCAGGCGGCACCCCACGCAACTGGGGCCAGCGCCAGGCAAGCACGCAGCCACCACCGGCTCCATAATAAAGTAGGGTAGCGACAGCAGGCGGATACCGCCTGGGGTAAGTATAGACGGCCCGAAGGAGCGGTGGATAAGCTGCGGCTAGGTAATGAACCCCACGGCAGACGGCGACGCGCCTGACAGCCATGCTGGGGCCACACACTACACACAAGGGTGACAGCCCGCGCACAAGCTGCGCAACGGAGGCGGCCTGGTGGTGGAGCGCTGGAGGCAGCGCGCGGCCTGGAGGCATGGAACTGGCGCAACCCTGACGGCGCCATGGGGCTGATAAAGACAGGAGGCGTGCGGTTACAAAGGCCGCCACCCCGCCACCGAGGGCGGGGCGCCTATGCTGCAGTATGAGGCTGTGGCTGAACCAAGGAGTAGGACCATGAGGATGACAACTGACCAGGCCACCACGTTGGCCATAATGGACGCAGGTGCCGAGGCTGGGGTGTACGTGGCCCACGAGTGCCACCAACAGCGATTGACCGAACTGGGCCGGAAGGGCATGCTGGAGTATGACCGCGACCTGAGCCGCTGGATCGTGACGCTAGCTGGGCACGAGCAGTGCGACCCCGGACGGGTGGCGACGCACGCCAGGCGGTTCGCCCGCCGCAGCTACAACAGGGTGGAGCGGTTGCGCCGCGAGTTGGTGGCAGCCGAGGCCGTGGAGATCAGGTGGCGGCACGCAACAGCACCGGAGCCCTGCGACATGTGCGGCGCTGCGCAGTGCAGCGACGAGGCTGATTGCGATCTCCGCCGCCTTCAACGACGACCTCAGTTGCAAGTGCCACGGCTCCAAGATGTGCCCCAACAAGGAGGAGGCTTAAGATGGCGACTAGCCTGCGGGACATAGCTGCCGACATCGCCAGGGAAACCGGCGAGTGGTGCAGCCCAGTGGTGGCAGACAGATACCTGGACATGGCACTTATGCTGCACGCCGACCGGGTCGGCGCGTCAGGCAACGGTTGGTGCGAGGGTGGCTACTGCTGCAACGGTACCAACCTGGCAGCCAGGGACGCCGAGTACCGCGCGATAGCTGCGGAAGCCAGGGAGTTGGACGACGAGGTGCACGCGGCGGAGGCCCAGCAAGCCGAGTGCGAAGCTGGCACCTGTGGCCACTACACCTGCACCGAGGGTGGCCAACTCAGCTACTGGGCAGGCAACGACCCGCGCCTTGAGGGGAACTTCTAGCGGGTTCGCTGCGCGGGGTGTCAAAGCCCTGCGCAGCCATGTACAATACACGCGCCTGGCTTGCTGGTGGGTCAGGCGCTTCCCTTTACACCAGCCCCAGCCCCAGGAGGCTACCATGTCAGCACCGAAGAAACGCGCCACCAAGAAGGCCGCAGCCAAGAAGCCAGCGGCGAAGAAGCTGGCCAAGAAGGCAGCGGCGAAGAAGCCCAAGGCCGCCCCGCGCGTGCCCCGTACCGCAGTACAACTGAAGGCTGCCAAGGAGGCGCGCGGCGCCCTGTTGCCCGAAGCCATCAAGCTCGGGCGCACCTTGCTCAAGGGGTGGCGCACCTTGTCCGCACTTGCGGACCACTTGAAGGCGAAGCAGGCCGACCACCCGTTGGCGCCAGACATGCTGGACATGAGCGACTGGCGTAACCTGGCCCTGCGGGTGAACCGCCACTTTGAAAAGCAGGACGCCATTGAGGCGCAGGGCCGCAAGCACGGCCCCACCTGCAAGGTACACAAGGTGTGCACGCTGGCCGAGGGTGCCAGCCAGTACCGCATCACCCCCGGTGCCAAGGTGGGCGTGGAGCCCATCAAGCGCCGTGTCAAGGCGGCGGCCAAGGTGGGCAAGGCCAAGGCCAAGAAGCAGACCTTGAAGGGCAAGGGTCTTCCCAAGAAGGCCGCAACCAAGGCGCCCGCCAAGGGCACGAAAGCTGCGCCCAAGAAGCGCGGCAAGTAAGGAACGCCCGCAGCGACCCGCCCGCCATGGGCCTGGGTACAGGGGAACGTTCGGGGTCGGGGGTGTCAAAACCTCCGGCCTCTATTTATCACCCAGCAAGGAGGTGCGATGTACCGTACACAGGAGCCGCCGAACGCAGTGCAGGTTGAGCTGACCGAGGGGTGCAACCTGCGTTGCCCTTTCTGTGGGCTGAACGGCATACGCAGCAAGAAGCGGGACTTCAAGTTCCTGACGCCCGAGGTGGCGCAGCAGATTGCGCTACTTATCAGCAACGAGGATTGGAACCCGCGTGTGGAATTCGCCATGCACGGCGAACCTACCATGCACCCGGACGCTGCGGGTATGGTGCGCATCTTCAGGGAGTACCTACCCAGCGCCAGCTTGATGATGACCAGTAACGGGGGCGGCCTACTGCGCGACCCTGGCCCGGTGCTGCAGATTGAGCGGCTGATGCAGGCTGGCCTTAACGTGCTCGCCCTGGATGACTACGAGCATGCCAACATCATCCCCAAGGTGCGTGCGGAATGGCTTGGCGCGTATGCCACCCCACCGTACCGCACTAGGGACTACCCGAAAGACCTAGAGGCGAACCCGCACCGTAGGCGCAGCCCCAAACGTCGCGAGGTGGTGTTCATAGCCAGCATAGACACGGCCACGGCTGGGACGCATGCGCACCTGAACAACCACTGCGGCAGCGCGGCGCCCCTTAACGACGCAGCGCAGGCCAAACGGTGCGCCAAGCCATTCCGCGAACTATCGTTTCGCTGGAACGGCGATGTGGCTGTGTGCTGCAACGACTGGCGCGGCACCATGCGGATAGGCAACGCGATGGACGCCGAGCACATTGACGACATCTGGCAGGCGCCAGCCATGGGCGCCATCCGCAGGCTGCTGTACCACAGGCAGCGCACTGAGGGGCCATGCAAGGGCTGCGACGCCACCAGCTACCGGGTGGGGCTACTGCCAGACAAGAAGGGGCTTGACGTGCTGCCCGAGCCCACTGATGCGGACCGTGCGGTGGTGCGGCAGGCTTGTGCAGGTGCGCCCATGGCGCTGCCTGTGCTGCGGCCCTGGGAGGTGGGGAAGCGGAAACTAAAAAGGAAGGAGGTGTAGCCATGCAACCCTGCGGGCCAACCCCCCGCTGATTG